ATACCATCATCGGTTTTAAAGAAGGCTGCTAGTGCCGAATATGGGTTTTCATCAAACGGTACAGTCATAACTTTTCTACCGTTACTTGCCCAATTAAACGTACGTTGATCATCACCTAGTTTTAGTACTCCAGCTTCTACAGCTCTGATACCAAAGTTTCTAATCTGAACGTTTTCATCATTAGCTAATTCTATCAACAAACTAGGGTTTCTTTTAGCAAACACCATGATGTCGCGTTTAAGTTCCTTAGATGTCATCTCATTGACCTTAGAACCGTATTCTACTCTTAGTATCGCTTCAGCCATGTCTAAATCCATACCTGCCGCTAAATTAAGAGCGTTTAGCTCGTTTTCAATGTAGTCTAGCTCATCAACAGCTTCTTTGACAGCATCAAACTCTGAATATAGTGTATCTCTCAACGGGTGATACAACGATAGTAATTTCTGCAAAGCTTGATTTTGTCTTGGTACAAACAAAGTACCATCTCTAAAAATAATATGAGCCAAGGTAACTGGTCCTTCTTGTTCATCAGCGAACGGAGAAGGCATGTTTGTAGCATACCTTAGTTCTCTTTGATAACCTTTTTCTTCATCAAACCAAAGTAAAGGTCTCTTTTCAGTGTGACGTGATGGTAATGTCATCACAATCGGTTGCTTATTACCAGCTAGGTAATAAACACGGTCTTTCATCTCCCAGCTAATTGCTGGTTGTTTTGTTTTAGTTGCCATAATATGATATTATAAAAAAAGAGTAAGAATTACCCCCGTCCGAAGACGAGGGCAAAATCTTACAGTTATTACACTTCTTATGCAGTAGTGTCTTTGAACAATACGAAGTTGTTCGCGCCTTGAACACACAAACATCTTTCAGATAGCATGTGTACGTTCATTTCATCAATGTCGCTAGTGTAGTTACCACCAACAGAACCAGTGATCCAAGACTTCATGCGACGATCGTCAGCTTCAGAAGCGCGGTAACGAACGTGCAAGAATGGACGCTGGATGTTTTTACCCAAAGTTTGGTCGTATACAGTAGAAACACCTGCTGGAACCAAGATACCGTCGATGTCACCAGTCAACCCACGAGTTGCAGCGTCATTCAAGTATTTCCAGTCAGTTTTGTAGAAATCGTAAGAACCACGACGGAAACCAGAGAAGCCCAAGTTCAATGCCATGTCTTCGCTGTTTTCGAATACTCCGTAAGAAGTACCACCTGTTCCGTAGCTGTTAGCACGAGCCAACATGTTGTCCATAGCCAAAGAAGTACCACGATCCAAGAAAAGCATGTTTTCTTCGATAGCACCTTGCTTGTCAAGTTCTTGAAGAACGATATCAAACTCACCCAAACCAGTCAAACCAGTAGAGTTGTTGAAGTCGTGATCATTGAACTGAAGACCTCTGCTTTCAACAGCAGCGAACAAACCTTCAGTACCACGTACTGTAGCACCAGAAGCGTCAGTGATACCAGCAGCAGCTGTAACTTTCTCTGCTTCAACCATGGTCATTTCCAAGTAGTCTTCGAAACGTAGACGAGTCTCGTGCTCAGACTTCAAGTACCACAAGTAACCAGAAGTACCCAATTCAGAAGTAACTTCAACCCAACCGATCTGAGCAGTGTCAGAACCGTTGATGTTGTACTTATCTTTCATGATGATTGGAGAGTTGCTGAACTTTTGGAAACCTGCATCGATTGATCCAGACATTCCAGCAGCACCTTTTCCAAACTCAGAACCAAATACAAACACTTTCAAGTCTGGGTTAGTACCAGCAGCAACGAAAGCAGCTGGCCAAGTGTTACTGTCGTATGGGTATGCTTCGATGCTGTTAGCAGTAACAGACTTAACAAAAGCACGTACAGTAGTAACACCAACAGCTACAATGATAGTTTGGTTAGGGCGAATAGCGTGACCAGTGATGTTGATAGTGTTGTCAGTAGCTGTGTTAACAGTAGCAATAACCGCGTCGTTGTAAGCAACGTGCAAACGGCCTTGTTCTGTCCATACAACTTCATCAGAAGCCATTGGCATTTCAGCACCAACCATTCTCAAGAAAGATGAGATAGATCTGTTACCGTAACGCTCTACTTCTTTTTCGTAAACTTCAGGCAAGAATTGTGAAGCGAAGTTAAAATCGTTGTCTGCAAGAGACAAGTAGTTCTTATCGAACAATGTTTTTGTTGGGGACGGGGTTAACCCTGCTGGGTATGCCCCCTGTGATGCAAAACTCATTTTTTAATGTGTTTAAGTTTATTTTCTAATTTTCACACGCAGTCTACCTGAATCATCCCCACTAATCGCTCTAACCTTAAAGCCGCCAACTTGTGTAGTCTGCTCGTGAGTACCTCTAGGACTCATATCAACATTCTTAGAACGTTGCGAACTTTCCTTCATCGCGTCAGCTTTACCTTGTTGGTAAAAGTGATTAGCCACAGCGTCTGCGTTCATCGCTGTGAACAAGGCTTTATGATAACCCTTAGCATCTCCAATAGTACTGTCATTACCCAAAAACTTTTTGGTAAAATTACTAATGTCGCTTTGAGTCTCTTTGACCTTACCAGCATCTTTGACGTTAAAACGGTATTTCTTTTCGCCTACTTGATATTCAAAACCTTTGAAATCTTGGCTAAAGACCTTTTCAGTCTTCTGTGTAAATACCGATGCTTGCCTTTGTGCTAGCTTGGATGATTCCTCATTTTCTTTTTGGTAACGATTGAAAAAATCAACCGCTTTTTGCTGGTCTGGCGTTAACCTACTACCAGCTTTAATTTCATCGTAGTACTTGCTCTTCATATTGTTCAAGTGCTCCTTGGCACGCTGAACTTCTTCTTTGTAGAGTAGTTTCTTACGTTTAATCTCTCTTTCGTCGTCTAACTCCTCGTCGTAAGAGTAGCTGTCTTCAATCAAGAAATTAATCTCATCGTTATCAAGGTGTGGTTTAGTCACCTTGTAATATTCTTGAACAAGTTGTTGTTCATCAAGCGAGTCAACATCTTTATTTAACCTAACGTAGTCTTCTAATGAACCACCAGTCTCGTTCATAAACTCAACTAGCTTTTCTACGTTTTCAGGTAAATTAATGTTTACCTTTTCTTCTACTGTCTCTGTAGGCTCTGGCTCTACATCAACATCTTCAGCTTTTGTTTCAGTAACCTCTTCGTCTGTTACTTCTTCGAGCACCCGTACTTCTTCAACGGGCTCTCCGTCATCTTGTACGGACTCATCTTCGCTGGACTCTTCCCGTACTTCGCTGGGCTCGTCGCTTGCTGAGTTATCGGCTGTGGGTTGCTCTGACACTGGCAATTCATTGTCGGGCATCCGCACCCCGGTTTCTTCGGCATTTTCGCTTGATACATTTTCCTCTTGTTTAAAATTCCTTAAATCAACTCGGATGACACCATCATCCTCGTGTTTTGCCTGGACTTTTTCCTCCTGGCTTACAGTGTTTTCTTCTTCCATGTTAAAATAAAATATTAAAAGATACTATTAGTTATATTACCTAGGTTCAAAATAACCTAATCCCATACCTCCAGTCAATGTATCATTACCAGATGATTCAAAATCTTTAGGTGGTTTGTTATTCTGTCTTTGGTCTATTAATTCACTTTGTTGTGAAGCTTGGAGTTTAGTTCTCTCATCTTTCCTATCCTCCTTGTATTTTTCGTTTTCCTTCTGCTTATCTAGGTCTACACCTCTTAACTGCATGTTGTACTCAAACTCTTTAGCCATCAACTCTTTCTTAATCTGAGCCTCTGTCTGTAGCTTCTGCATATCTAGTTGAGACTGCAGTTGAGCAAGTTGTGCTTTACCTTGGCTAATAACCTGTTGTTTCTGAGCTTCTGCTTGTGCAACAGCTTGCTGTGTCTGAGCGTTTGCTTGAGCTTGAGCCTGCATGTTCTGCTGAGCCATTTGCTGATCCATCTCTTGCTTCTTACGTCTACGAAGCTTTAGCAACTGGTTTGCTAGCTTAACATTCTTTATCTCTCTAACGTCAATAGCGTCTTCAAGGTTTATAGACTGTTGAGCAAGCGCTTGTTGTATGTTGTTTTCAAGAAGTTGCTTTTCCTCTTCATCAGGTGCTAATTCTATGAATATACCAAAATCATGGATATGTAGGTCTGTAAGCTCATCTAGTATACCAACCTTATGCGCGCCTATTTTATTTATCAAAGCTTCACGCATTGGTGAAAACTCTAGAACATCTGATACCATCAAAGACAAACCCTCTGCAAGCTCAGCTGTTAAGAACAAGCTAGACTGTAGTATGTGTCTTGTAGCAGTATTAGAATTTGCAGCAGCAAGTTTCTGCACACCTACAAGAGCGTTTTTATCAGGCATAGAACCATCACGTGCTTCATTTAATCCAGTCACATCACGGATCATCTGTAGGTAATAGTTATATGTGCTTATCAACGCCTGTATCTTTTGCCCTCCAGCACCAGAAGTTACCTCTTGAATAGGTACTTTACCAGGGTTCATATCACCATCTGATGTGAATGAACGCCCTATGATGCTACCTGTTTGGAAGAACATGTTAAGCGCCTCCTGTGGATTATAGTTCGTGCCGTTACCAAGATCAATTTCAGCAAGACCATCAGCATCGATGTAGATACCATCTGGCACCATACGCGTTAACACTTGTTGTAATTTCAAGTGTGTAAGCTGAATCATATCAGCAAAACCAGTAATTCTTGAAACTAGAGACTCGATACGGCCTTGGTACATGCGTGGTGCGACCAAACTGTAGTTCATCTTGACCTTAGTATCATCACTCTTTGGACGCATCATATTCTTAGCCATATCCCATTTCAACAGAATGTCTGTACCTAGAATAAGAGCTCCTTCGTATAATACCTCTAGTGATCTTGATATCTTACCAAAGCTACCTTCAAGATCTACCGGTGGGTCAAACTGATCGTCTTTGATTATAATCTTACTAGCACCTGTTGCTGTTTCTTTAACCTTGTAAACCTCGTTCATGTAGGTCTTGTAGTTAAAATACAACACTTGTACAGTGTTAGCATCGATAGTATGATTGTTTCTTGGTGAGTTACTGTAGTGACCTCTATCATAGATACTCTTCTTAAGTATCTCGTCTAGTTGATCGTCGGTAAGTTCTGGAAACTGTTTCTTTAATTCATTAACAGGCACGTTCTTTACCTCTCCAACGTAATATATATCATCAAAATATGGTGACTCAGAAAAAGAGTATACCATTGCTGATGGGTCAACGTATTCTACTTTAATACCTTCAGACGTATTAAATGTGTTTTTAACACATGCCATACCAAGAACAGTGAGATCATAATTAAGTCGTTTTCTTATGTTTTCGTACTTATTGTCCTCTAGTATTGTTCTTATAGCCTGCTCCTCAGCTATCTCTACACCTTGCTTGTACGTGAGCTGCATATGTAGCTCTAGCTCTTCCATACTGTCAGGTAGTTGCTCTTTTGGGTTTTCGTATAAACTAACACCAAAAGCTTCTTCAGCAAAGTCAGATAATTCTCTGGTTTGCATATCCTTCAACACGGACTCCATGTACTGTGTTCTTTTCGATACACCGTATGGATCCTGTGCAAATGCTTTTATATCATAAGTTCTCTCAGATATACCGTTTACAACAATATCTACAAACTTTGGTATAATAGGTACTGGTTTCCAGTCTAAGTTCAGGTATGATAAATCACCGTTAATTGATAATTCATCTTTGTATTTCTGTATAGACTGCTCACCACGAGCATATTGTCTTCTGTTATGGAACGTTTCTTGGTTACTATGGAAACGATAAACGCCACCGTCCCTTTTAAACCATTCGTCCTCGATCGCTTTAGCAACCTTTAGCCCATATTCTGAGC